AATAAGAAATATTATATTCTAATGTTTCTTTTGCTCCATCAACAATTGTATCGCATAATAATTTTTTATTTTTATTAAAAATTACAGTATATTCTTCTAAAAACAATTCTCCGACCTTATATTGATCTATTCTATAGATAGAAGAATCTATTACCTTTGCACTTGCAGTTCTATTATTATTAGAATCAACTTGATATACAAATCTATTATTAACTTCTCGAGTTAAATAATCTTTTATTGAAAATAGTTTAATACTTTTTCTTTGAATCCATTTACCAGAAGATGCTTTTAAAATTTTATCTCTTGGGTATTTTATATCAATTTCAGTATCAAATAAAAGCCTGAATAAAAATTTATATGAATCTAATGTTCCTTTTGATTCATAAAATTTCTTAATATTTTTAATTACAGTTGCAATATTAAGAGGAGTCCCTGTCTGATTATCAAGTGCTAATACTTTTGGGAAATCGGGCAAAAATTGTGAATAGAAAAATGGTATAAAATAATCAGATGTCTTATCAATATCATTAAAATCAGATTGTTTAAAAGGAACAAGATATGGGGTATTTGAATCTTCTAAAAATTTATAATATTTTTGAATAAAAGTAACAAATTGTGGATAATCCGATAATATAAATTCTGGAATACTTAATTTTGAAAATAAAGACATTTCTGTCTTTGGTAATACTGTTGCTTCTTTATTTTCGAATATAACTTGTATTTCTGTATTTAATATTTTTTTATTATTTTTATTAATAGCATATGCTATTATTTCATTTTTTCCTACAATTAATGAAGGTACAGTAAAAGAACCAAAATAATTAGTTTTATTGTATTTTATTTTGTTTACTAAAAATACAAATGATTTTACATTAAAATCAGTTCCTGTAACTTCATATTGAATATCTAATGTTTTATTAAATAAAACAGAATTATTAATTGGATTTTTAATATTGATAGAAATCATATTATTTGTTTCTATAAGGTATTAATTCTTCCTGAATTCTAAGTGAATTACTAGAATTAGAATCAAATTCTAATACAGTTTTTTTACTAGCAATTATATCTTTATTTAATGGTATTATATAAAGAGTTATAGGATAATTATTAATTAAAAATGATGGTCTAAAATTATTTAAAGTTACTATTCCTTTTGTATAATCTATAGTTCCTATTTTTTTATTGATATAAAACTTTTTATTACCTATTTTATAAAAAAGCATTATATTTCCTGCTCCATCATCTTCTAATTGACAATCTCTATCAATTTGATTGGAATCTAAATATCCAAATAAATTACTAGTTAAAATATTAGAATAACCAGTTGATGGAGCAAAAAATTGATTGTTAAAATCAAAACTATAATTTTGTGATACTATAAAATTTGGAGTAAATCTTTTCTCAAGTACAATAGAAATATCATTTGAAATAATAGATTCATCAATATCTTGTATTTGCTCTATTAATTCTGCAGAATAAAAGTCAGCATCAAATTTTCTTACAAATTGGGAAAAGAAATCATCTATAGTTTTTCTAATTTCAGTTTTTACATTTGTAGTTCTATTGATTACAATAGGATCTATTTTAACAGATACATTTAAATTTAAATAAATTACATTTGGATCTACTATTTCTATTTGAACCCCAACTACATTTCTTCTTGTAGTTAAATTTTCAATTAAATTATTTTTTTCTATTGTGGATAATGCACTTCCGGCTATAGGTTTAGCAGAAACAAAAACTTTTCCATAATCTGGAGGAGAATTTTCTTCTCCTCCCCATACGATTACATCTTGTATTTGTGGATTATCTTTTAGTATTATATTTTTATAATCTGTTTTTGTTACTGCTCTCTCTGCAGTTGTAAAATTTCTTGTTGAATTAAATCGTATGCTTGTTTTTTCTTCTTTTGGAGATCCACCATATGAAGGCTGAATTACAGTAACCGATATGTCATTAAACATAAATTGTGTTGTATTATTATCATTTATTCTGTTAAAGTCTCCAGAAGATAGTGAAAAAATATCTGATGCATTTACAGTACCTATTCCATTTGCTTGCTCACCATCTGTTTCTAATATTTCTATCTTAATAACACTAGAATCATCTAATTTTTTACCAAATATACCATCTCCGAAAAAAATCTCAAGATATCCATCTGCATTTTCTTCTAAAAAGAAAACTTTACTATTTTCTGAAATTTCTGTTATATTTTTTGCTACTGTAAAAAGTTCTTCTATATTTGAAGATTGATTTGGCTGCACTTTAACTACTAAAGTGGAAGAATCTACATTTTGATATGGAATAACAAATTTTTGAGAAGTATTATTTATGTCATAAATGTATTTAAATGTTTTTAATCTTCCTTGTTTTAATGTTAATTGGCCTGATGTTTTTCTAATAACATTATTATTTGTAATTTCTGATAATATTGCTGTAAAATAACTATCTTCCATTAAAACAAATTCAAATTGTTGTCCATTTTTATTTGCAATAAAAATTGTATATTTTGGAAGATAAAAATTATTAGAACTTGTAGATTCAATTTCAACATTAACTTCAATAATAGAAGTTGAACAAGTTATTGTTTTTGGTATATAATTAAAATGTTTTGCTAATGAAACAATTGAAGATCTTTTTAAAGCACTATCTAAAAACATTTCATTTATTGTTATGTTATTATAAAATGCATTATAATAAGTATTATAAGATAAAATATCTAATAAAACATTAATAGCAGATCCTTCAAAATTATAACCAGTGAATTCACTTTGTTGTTTTAAATAAGATATAAAATTTTGTTTTATTCCTATCACATCAGTTTCTGTTATTTTTAAATTTTTAGTATTCATCTGTTTTTACCAAATATGAAAGATACGGTGTCGGGAATGGCTATTTCTCCTAATATAGTGTATTCTATCAAAATATTTAATACATTATTATCAAAATTTGGATATATTTGTATATTATCTACCCTAATTCTAGATTCATATTTTTCTAAAATAATTTTTATATTATTTTTTAAAGTATCGGCTTCTAATACATTTATTTGTTCAAAAAGATAAGAATTAATTCCTATATCTATTGATGGATTATATGGTTTTTCATATAAATTTAAAAATATTAAAGTTTTAATAGATTGTTTAATTGCTTGTTCATTTTTTGCCAAAGTTATATTTCCTGTCACTGGATGTGCAAGAAAATCATAGGAAATGTCTGTTATTTTTAATACTTTTCTCATAAATTATTTTCTGTTATTTTTTTATTATTTAGTATGTTTTTTATCAAACTGATATATTTTTCTGATGTTTTTTGTATTTCTACTTTATTTATGCTCTGTTGTTTTATAGCAGATGCCCATTCTATCAAAACTAATCCTATAATATTAATATTTTTATGACATTTTATTGCTAATACTGCAAAACAAAGCGTATTATTTGAATGTAAGAATCCTTTAAGGTTCGATTCTTTTAAGTCTTTAATATCATGTATTTCAAAATCATTTTCTGCAAATTCAACAATATTGTAGTACGGAGAAAGATAATATCCTTGAATTTTTTCTATAATACTAGACATTCCTCTAGTACGAGATTCATGGGTCATTGAAAATTTCAGTATAGGAGACCCGTTGTAAAAATATTCACCATTATGAAACTGAATAATACTGATTCTAGCAGAATCTGTTAAAAGTCTAAATTCTGTTAAGATTTCATCCAATTCTGAGTGTATTTTTATATTTTTATGAGAAATAGAATGATCTTTTTGTCTTTTTTTCCTCTCAATAAATTTTTTAATTAAATCTTTAATCCATATAATAATGACCGTTATTGTTGCAATTATTACATAACCTATATGTTCGCCCAATTTATGGAATAATTCCTGCATTTCCCTCTCCTTGACTGTTGGGCTTTTTATTATGTAGTTATTTTTGGTATTGTTATTCCTTCAAATCCAGCATTCATTATATTATTATAATTAATTTTAGAATAATTTTCATTATAAATTAAAGGGAACTTTTGTTCTAGAGCATCTTCTGGTGAACTAGATTCTGACCAATCTGTTTTTAGTGTATCAACTTTAACATGAAAATTACCACCTCTTATATCAAATTTAGTGTCTTGAGTTGTTACAAGATTAAATTCATTATCAGTAAATATACAAACATCTCCGCCTTGGCTACTTTTATATGAAAATAAATTTAGCCTTGGTTGTGGATGGGAAGATTTTGACTTTGAAATAGGGTCCCATCCAGATGAAATATTTATATCTCCAGCAGACGCAATGGTGAATTCTCCAATAGACCCGGACCCGGTTTCTAATATTGTCTGTTCATCAGATCTTGATACAAAATTAGCAGAACTGATGTAGATATCAGATTGCATTCTTGTACATTGTTTATTTCCCCATGTTTCCAAATGACCATTTGAATTGGTCATATTCAAATAATCCAATTCCCCATCAACCTGTACAAATCTACTACCTTGAATATTTGAAACATAATTTTTACCAACGATGACATCCATTTGTCCAGTAACATCAAGTCTGTAATTACCATTGACATAGTGTTTATAATTACCATTCTCTTGGCGGATATTTACATCCCCATCTTTTGATAGAAAATTAACATCGCCTTCTTCAAGAATAATATTACAATTACCTTTTCTTACAATTATGTTTAAATGAGAGCCTTTTCCTACTTCTATGTCCAGATTATACGATTCACCTTCTTTTTCGTTTTCAATCGTTTCTGCACTTACTATTAATTTCAATTCCTTATTTATTGTTAATGTTTTCGCTCCCCAAACATGGGTTAAACAATCTGCATAAATTGAAGAATATTTAGATCCTAAAATAGTTTGAGAAAAATCAGCATTAGGATGGAATTCTATAAAAGTTCCAGTTCTATGATTTATGGTTATTCTTTCGCTTCCTTTATTATCATCGAATTCAGTAAAATGACCACTTTCAGTTTGATAAACATGATTAAACGGATATAGAGTTGGTTCTTTGAATAAGAAGTCTTGGTTTGACATTTTAATTTCCTATACAATCACAATTTAATTCTCTTGGTTCTATTGGAATGCCTTGAATTTTACCATGAGAAGTAAATGGCATATTCCATCCTCCTCTATCTCCTTTTAATGAAGTACAAGGTTTAGTCTGAGAAGAAGAACCTCCCGCTCCTGTATTTCCTGCTCCATTATTTGATCTTGAATTTGATTGAGTAGGTGAAGAGAATGTATTTGAGGGTGAACTTGAATTTCTTGATGGAACTTGACTGTCATCTTGTGCTGCAACAGTTGTTAAAATATCTTGAATTGTTATTGGTCTGTTTTTACCCAATTCAATGAGATTCTGAATCTGTTCAGAAGACAGATCTGGAATTGAAATATTTAAAATAGGATCGCATTTATTTTCTGACATATTAGATATCTCTATAGGTTCTCAATCCTGGATTTTCTTCATATAATTGTTCTTTTGATTTAATATTATTTTTTAAAAATTCTTGCATGTTGTTTATTATTTGTTGTAATAAATTTTCATCAGAGTAATCTTTTATTTTGTTTGTATAGACACATTTATTGTTTGAATCTTTTAATTGTTTTTTTGCAGAAGAAAATGTTTGTATAGTTGATGGAGTATTTGTAGAAAATCTAAGTGTATCTGAAAATTGTATAAATTCTGCTTTATTTGAGTTAGTTGATCTTTCTGGTATAACTTCAAATTTATCTTCATCTACAGTTGCTATTGGAATTTCCGTATCTATTAAGCCACCTTCTTCTATAGGTTTTTCTTTTCTTTGAACATGTGGATGTTTATTTTCCGTATTTTCTATTGCAATTTTAGATACTGAAGATTTATCAATATATTCTTTTCTGGGAAATGGTTCAGGAATCTTATTTACAATTACAGGAGAATCTCCAGGAACAATTAAAGTATATAAAACTTCCACTGGTAAAGTTTCAAATTGTTCTTGTTCTGGAATAAATGCATTTTTTGCTACAAATTCAGAAAATCCGTCAATTAATTCTACATTACTTTGTAAATGTACTGTTGGTATTGTTCCTAAAATTATAGGTATTTGTCCTTCATCTTCATCTAAAAACATTCCTAATACTTTAGTTCCTAATGGAATTGATATCCCACTATATCCTATTCCTGAATTTGAACCAGAAATAACAGGAGATATTATTTGCGCCCACGGTAAATTTTGTGTTGGAAGATTTGATTTATCTGATGAATGATAACCAAAAATTCTAACTCTAACTCTTTCCATTTGAATAGGATCATCTCTATCTTCTACTATTCCAAACCAAAACATATTATTCTTCTCCTATAGAATCTTTATAAGCATTTATGGTACAATAATATCTTGGAATAGGAACAGAATTTAATTGTATATTATGTTTAATTTTTGTTACTAAAAATTTACCACTATAAAAAATATCTTCTTGTTCTCTATCTATCAGAGTATTACTAATTGGTCTTCCAATATAAATTATTTTTCCTACAGAAACTTCATCTGTATTAGTTGTACCAGATGTATTGAATTGTATTCCTAATTGTAATAATTGAGTCAATTGACTTATTCTTTTTTGTAAATTATTTATTTCGTTCTTTTGCCCACCTTCTCTTTCTTTACAACAAAATGTATGTCTACTTGCATATAAAATATTAGACCATATTGTAGATTTTATTAAATTCCAAAAAGAAGAGTTGTTATTTATTAATGGAATATTACTAATATGAGTTTGTTTATTCCATGTATCTTTTAAATTGTAATTTACTGTTTTTATAGTATTGTTATAAAAATCACTTATTGCTATTAGTTTAGAAGAAAAAGCACCTGATTTTGCTAGATCTAATAATCCTTTATTTAAGGTATCTATTTTTGTAATTAATCTTCTTGTATACTCATAACTACCTTCGCTATAATGAGAATATAAAAATCCTGTATTTGTGTCTTGTCCAAATGATGGTGTTTTTGAAAACAATTCTCCCAATGAAACAAAATTATGTTGACCATTTATGTTTTGCCAAAAAAAATAATTAATATCATTAATATTTTTATTTCTAGAAGAAGATCTTGCTAAATTTAATATGTGTGAAAAAGGATTTTTATATATCAATCCTGTAGTTATAGTATCTTTTGTATCTTCTATTTCATTCCATTGTAGATTTATATGATCACCTATATCCTTTACTATTTCTGAAATTTTTTTCTTTTCATATCCTTTAGATATTTTCTCTGATAAATTATCAAAATAACATTTATGCATAAAATAAATTTTACATAATTCTGTAGTATGATCCGTCATAAAAGATTTAATTTCATAAACAAAATAATTTTCATTTGTTATTTCTATTGGTTTTTGTTCTGTTTTGTTATTGCCTTCATATCCAGAAAAACTAAAATCTATCGTAGTATCCATACTACCATTTATGGGTGCTCTTAATAAAATTCTACTTCCAGGAACATCTAATATAGTAATAGATCCATAAATAAATGTAGAAAATATATCTTCTATTACTTCTATTTCTTTTACAAAATTAGTAATATCCAAAGGTATACCATTAGTTGTTAATGTAATATTTGAATATTTTACTAAAAATTGATTAGGTAATGACATATTATTTTACTCTATCACAGATGTTAATATGCTAGAAGGCAATTCTAATATATTTGAAGTATTTTTTATACCTTTGTATAATTTATTTATTTCTGTTGTGATGTTGTTAACTATTTCTGGTCTAAACAATAATACATTTCTTTTATCATCATTTATATTAATTTCATAACTATAATTTGTTACAACAGAGGTGTCAAAATTTCCATCTGGGTCCTGTGCATATCTTGTAAGATATGATATTCCAGATTCATTGATAATATCAAATGCACTTATAATTTCATTATTATTTTGAAAATGATGAACTGAAAATTTGTCGTCTAAAATTATTCTAACTTGTTGTTCTGGTATTTGTTTTAATATATTATCATTATTATATAATATAATATTATTAATTAATAAATTTTTTTGATTTTGTGTTATTTTATTTTCTGTTATAAGTTTACATAATTGTTTATCATAATTTTTAATTTTTATTTTCAATCCATTAGAATTTCCTATATGGGTAATATTTTTAAAATTAATATCTAAAATAAAATTTGGATTTATAACAATAGAAGATGTTGCATATTTTTTTTCTAAAAATTCAACAAATAAAGAATATGAAATGGGCCATTCTTCAAAAATATTTTGAATATTATTCAATAAAAGTATATAATAATTATATCTTGGATTATTGTATAAAATTGTGGATAAAGATTCTGGTATATCTTTATCTTTTATAGTATAATTTTCAACATAACTTGATTTTTTAACAGTTTCAGAAAAATTTAATCTTTTAAATATATCTGTTATAATATTATTATCATATAAACAATATTGATATTTGGAAATCATTTTTATAATCCATATTCTTTTATAATACTATCTCTAGTGGATTGTGTTGTTTCTTGGAAGGTTAGATTTAGATTTATAAATCCAGGAGAACCATCATAATGTCCAGCATATGAACCATTTTCTGAATATGATACTTGAATATCTGTTAATACACATCCTGCTTTTTCTGTGGTATCTCCAAGATCAATATCAATATCACCCATAGAAAATAGTGTTCTATTATTAATTGCTTTAACTTTAACAATAAATTTTGCTGGATATCCGATATATCCAGCAGAATAATTCCCATTATATGTATTAGACCCATACATTAAAACTTTCATAGCGTTTACAAAATTCTCTATCACTATTGCTTGATTTTTAGACAAAGGAACTAATCTATATTGTAATTGTATTTGTCTTAAATTTGCAGATCTAAATGCCAATTCCACATTTGGATTTATAGAAATTCCTTTTGCTATACTTCCAGCATTATATACATTTTCTCCAATTGCACTTTCCAAAAAAGTAGAAAGTTTATTTGTATCTGTAATTTGATCTGCTCCTGCACCTAAAGTTTGAAGTAAAGAATTAATTCCTGCTAATCCTGTCAAATTTCTACTTGCATCTACACCACTTTTCATTAAACCTAAAGGTACTCCTTCCCAATTTGCACTATGTAAATCTATAATTTCCAATGGAGCAGGCAATGCATTCAATTCCCAATCTTTAATTGATCTTCCTTTTATCTTAGAAAATGTATCTTCTGTACCATTTATTGATCTTCCAAAAGAAACTACTTGTATAACAGAATAAACTAGTGCATCGTAATATGATGTTCCAGTTTGTCCAGTTTGTACTAAACTGGGAATATTTACACTCAATGCCTGCGCAGTGCTTTGTCTTTTAGCATTTTGGATAATGTCTTCTATTGGATTTATAAATATTTTAGAAGTTTGCATTAATAGTCCTTTATCTTTTATAAATATATATATGGCATATAAAGGATTTTATAAAATTAAAAATATTGAAAAATACAAAGGCGATCCCCAAAATATTGTTTATAGATCTTTGTGGGAAAGAAAATTTATGTATTTTTGTGATAACAATAAAAATATATTAAATTGGTCATCGGAAGAGATTATAGTACCTTATTATTCAATTGATGGCAAAATTCATCGTTATTATGTAGATTTTTGGATAAAAATAAAGACAAAAACTGGAATAGAAGAATATTTGATAGAAATAAAACCATTAAAACAATGTCTAAAACCTAACATAAAAAATAAAGAAAATCCATCAAAAAAAGAATTAAACGAATTAAAAAAATGGAATATAAATAAATTAAAATGGTCTCATGCTAAAAAATTTGCAGAACAAAAAAATTGGAAATTTAAAATATTAACAGAAAAGCACCTTAATATAGGATAAAAGATGCCACAAAATCCAAAAGATGTTACTTATCCAAATTTCATAACAGATTTTAGAGTTGCTAGATCTAATAGATTTGTTGCAGGAATTTTTGCTCCATTTTTACAAAATTATTCTGTAATAGAAATAGAAGCCGCAGAAATACCTTCTATTTCTATATCAACTTCTGAATTTAGATATGATCAATCTCCAAACATAAGTGTTCCATATTTAAGAAGCCCACAAGCACAAACATCATTAACTATCAGATTAGATGAAAATCATAAATTTAGAAAAACTATAAATGAATGGATAGAAAAAATCATTATAATTCCTCCAAATTTATCTTCAACTTATGGCTATTCAAGAAATTATTACAACGATGTCATCGGAACTGTTAGTATTTATCAATTAAATCTAGAAGGAAAAGTTACAGCATATACTACATTATTAAATGCATATCCCATAAACATAGATACAATAAGATACGATTGGGGAGAATCTGATAATTTTATTAGAATGAATGTAACATTTACATATTTAGATGCAATAAACAAATACTTATAAAAAGGATTAATATTATGAATTTACCAAGCGTTCAAACTCCCTTATATTCTACCGAACTTATTAGCGAAGATAAGAAAATAGAATTTAGACCTTTTTTAGTTAAAGAAGAAAAAATTTTATTAATGGCTATGCAAACTGATGATAATATCACAATATTAAAAAATATAAAACAAATTTTAAAAAATTGCATATTAACTGACATAGACATAGAAAATTTGAGTTCTTTTGATTCTATGCATCTTTTTGTAGAAATAAGAAAAAAATCTATAGGTGAAATAATTGACATTTCTGTTTATGATGCAGAAAAAGATAAATCTTTTAATGAAAAATTAGACCTAAATGATATTAAAATAATAAAAAATAATATTAGTAATAATATAAAACTAGATGATAATGTTGGAATTTTATTAAAATATCCATCTATAGAAGATTATTTTGAATTTTTAAATAAAAATGATGGAATTACTGGTGAAATTTTAATAAATTTTATAATAAAAATTATAGACAAAATATACGATAATGATAAAATATATAATTCAAAAGATTACTCAAATGAAGATATTATAAAATTTATAGAAAGTTTAACTTCAGAAATGTTTGAAAAAATTACAAATTTTATTAATAATATACCAAAATTAGTATATAATAAAAAGTTTAAATCTCCATTTTCTAAAAAAGAAATAGAGGTTAAAATAGAAAATTTTATTGATTTTTTAGTTTGATTATTTCTAGAGAAAGTCTAGAAGTTTATTATAAAAATAATTTTATTTTAATTAAAAATTTTAATTATTCATTATGTGATTTGGAAAATATGATAAGTTGGGAAAGAACTATTTGTTTAAATTTAGTTAATAATTATTACTCGGAATTAGAAAAGAATAAGAAATAATGAATACTGCTTCCAATACATTACCTACACCAAACATTAAAGGAAACTCTATAGGATTAGGAGGATTAGTAAATCTAGCCTCAACTGTTGTCAAACCAATTAGTAATCTTGGACAAAAAATTGTTGGAGGACCAACAGCATTACAAGCAGAATCTAATAAAGAATTACGAGCAGAAGAAGATAAAGATAGAAATAAAATGATATCTTTATTAGTAAAAATAAAAGAATTATTAGAAATTAACAATAAAAATATACAAAAAATTGGTGATAATTCAGGTGATGGGTCTTCTATTCTTAAAATAATAACGGGAATAGGAGGCACTTTAGCCACATTAGCGGGCGCTCGAGGAGTTGCAAATTATATAAAAGGAAGAGGAAATACAACAGGATCAACATCACCTCAAAGACCAAATTTAGCAAGACGTATTGCTGATAGATTCAACCCAAAACCACAAAGAACTCCTGCTCCTCCAAACCCAAAAACAGCACAAACTACACCAAATGGCGTAAGAAGAATTCAATTAAGACCTGGTGGATCTTCCGTTCCTTTAAATACTGCAAGACCACAAGACCTTGCAGCAATGGATGATGAATTAGCAAGAAGACAAAATTTATTGAATGAAGTAAAAAAAGCAAGAGATTCTTTAAGGACACAAACAGGAGCGCAACCAGCACAACCGACAACAGTAAACCCGACACAAACACCTAGACCAACAGCAACATCAGAATCGACACCAGCATCCACAGCAAGACCAGCATCCACAGCAAGACCAGCATCCACAGCACAACCAGCATCCACAGCACAACCAGCATCCACAGCAGCACCCACAACTACGACCGCATCTCCTGGTTCATCATCAATTCTTTCTAGATCAGTTGGTCCTTCAGAAGATGCTTTGACAAGATTAATGAGTAGATTTGGTAAATTTCTTGATGATACACTACCAGCATCTGTTGTAAAACACGGAGGAACTGCTTTAAAGGCTGGAGGAGTAGCAGCAGGTGCAGCACTGACTGGATGGGATATGTATGATATAGCAAATAATCCATTATATGATTATAATCTAACAGAAGATCAACAACAAGATCCTGAATTAGTAAAAATACAAGAAAGAATGCAAGAATTAAAAGATCAGGCACTTCTAATATCAGGAGCAACTGGTGCTGTTACAACATCACTTGCTTTAAGTGGTGCTGGTGCTCCTATTGCAGTTGCTACTGGTGCTTTAGGATCTTTAGCCGGTTCTATTCATGAAATGAATGCAGATATTGAAAGATCTATAGAAATACCACAAAAATTAGCAATGATTGCTACAAAAACTGCAAGAACTAATGCAAAAGAAAAATTTAAATCTTCTGTAGCATTGGGAGAAGCACAAAAAGCAATGGAAAATATAAATTTAGGAGATATGGACAACGAACAAGCAGCATTTTCTGTATTGACTAACTTTAAAAACATATTATTAGAAAATAAAGGAAATTTAAGAACAAGCCAAGATACAGAAGTATTTTATAATAAAATTAGAGAACTTGATTTGTGGGAAACTTATAAAACTAATATGGAAAATTCTTCCAAAGATCCTATTGATGATTCCCCAGATGAATTAAGAGATTATGCAAGACTTCTTAAAACTATATCTACAAATAAACCTTTTTTTAGTAAAATATCTACTCTTCAAGCAGCAACAATGATACCAAATCTTGAAAAAGTTGCATCAGAAGGAAAATTAGGAGAATCAATAAAAACTTATGGGGCTGCGCTATCAGATGATTACACACCAAAACCATCTACTCCTATTAAAGTTCCAACAACAGAACCAATACAAGAAAAATCTGATACCACAACTTCAGAAACAAAAACCAGTAAGCCGGAAACAGAAACAACAATACAATTAGATTCGTCTCAATTTTCAAATGCAGTAGAAAATTTTGCCAATATAACAATATTTTTCAAAAAATTCTTAGAAACTGCAAAAACAACTACAGGAAATACTATGTCAGTTTCCGCAGATCAACCAACAGGTCCTGCTTTATCTGGAGATTCTTCTGCTACTAATACAACAGAAGAGGCAAAAAAACAAAATAGTAGAGATTCTGTTCCATAAAAAAACCCCGCATTTCTGCGGGGTTTTTTGTTTAACCATTTTCTTCTGCTAGCCTTGCGAAGTATGCCGAAGCATCTTCTTCTTCCATATCATCATCCATTGAT